GAGGAAAATACAACAGGCGCGACTAACGCTCAAATTGCAGCCGTTGAGGATTACATAACAAAGACCGCGTTGGCAACGGGTGTCACTGATGATGAATTGCGACCAGCATTTTCACGTTTGGTTCGTTCAACAAAAGATGTCGAGGAAGCCCAAAAATTATTAAGTTTGGCGTTGGATATATCAAGTGCGACTGGCAAGCCATTAGAGGCGATTTCAAACAGTCTAGGAAAAGCCTATGACGGCAACACCAATGCTTTAGGAAAATTGGGCTTGGGCATTGACCAATCCATTTTAAAGACAAAAGATTTCAATAAGGTTTATGAAAGTTTACGCGGTTCATTTGCTGGTTTTGCAGCACAAGAAGCCAACACTTTTCAAGGTCGCTTAGACCGTTTGAATGTGGCATTTGATGAAGCCAAAGAAACAATTGGTTTTGCATTGTTGCCAGTGCTTTCCAATTTAATAACTTTTGTCAATGATAAAGCCGTTCCAATTATTACCGCGTTGGCAGATTCTTTTAGTCTTAAAGGTGAGGGTGGTTTAGGCAGAACAATCAATGATGTGGGTGCTGCAATTAAGTCATTTGTTCTACCAATCTTTGACGGTATGAAATCTACATTTGATAAAATTAAGGCGACCATTGTCGAAAACAAAGATGAATTTCAAGCCTTTTTTGATGTCATAAAATATGCCGCGCCTATTATTGGAACCGTTGTTGGAAAAGCATTTGACCTAATTGGTTCCATTGCTAGCGTTGTGTTGAATTTGATTTCCAACGTACTTGCTGCAATTAAGCCATTGTTAAACACTGCTATTGACGGAATCAATTTAATTATTAAAGGCATCAATTTAATTAAACCAGGCGAAGATATTAAACCAGTACCAAAAATTGGTGGGCAATCATTTGCCACAACTGGAACCCCTGGTGCAATTTCACGGGGTGGCGTAACAGGCGGCACAACTGGTGGTGGCTTTACTGGTGGTGGAACCACGGGTGGAGGAACTACGGGCGGTGGAACGACTGGTGGAGGAACCACGGGCGGCACTGGCACTGGCACTGGTGGAACATCAGGTGTTGCAGCAGTTGCGACAAAGGCAGCCAAAGCAATCACAGACATTGCGGGGGCATTTGATAATTTTACAAGCGGCACACAAAGCCTTGCAGCAATTGAAGCGGCTTCAAATCGAGCATTTGCATTTGGCACATCAGGGGTCAACACAAATTCACTCGCAGGAATTTTAGCTGCATCAGCGCAACCGCAAGTAAACATCACAATTAATGGCGCAATGGATAAGGAAGGAACTGCCCGCGAATTTGTTGAATTACTTAATTCTTCTTATTACCGCGGCACTGGTGGGGCAGGAAGCCTGGTGGGTGTATGACCCAATGGAATCCCATTTGGAATGTTGAAATTGACGGTGTTTCTTACACCAGCGCAATTCTTGCAAATTTAACTATTCGCAGTGGTCGCCGCAATATTTATGAACAAGCGCAAGCGGGTTACATCAACCTTCAATTGATAGATGTGAACCAGGCCACAATTCCAGTTTCAATCAATTCCAGCATCACGGTTGAAATTAAAGATTCGACAGGCACATTTGTTGCAATCTTTGGTGGCAATGTTGTTGACATCAGCATTGAAGTACGGGACGTGGGTTCGACTACATTCACGCAGACTTACTCAATTATTGCATTAGGTGCATTGGCTAGACTTCCAAAAGCGTTGACGGAAGGTGTTTTGCCAAAAGAATTTGACGGTGACCAAATTTATGATATTTTGCGTGAAGTGTTGTTTAGCACATGGGCTGAAGTTGCAGGGGTTCAAAATTGGGCGACTTATGACCCAACTATTACTTGGGCAAATGCTGAAAACAATGGCTTGGGAGAAATTGACCGTCCTGGCAATTATGAGTTGGCGGCGCGTTCATCAGACATTACTGACGTTTATTCATTGGTTTCGGCATTGGCAACCAGTGGACTTGGTTACATCAGCGAAGATTCTTTGGGCAGAATTGCCTATGCAGATTCGACACACCGCACCCAATACCTGGCTGCCAATGGTTACGTTGATTTAGACGCAAATCATGCAAGGGCAGCAGGTTTGACAATTTCTACTCGCGCAGGAGATGTCCGAAATGCCGTAACGATTAGATATGGCGCAACTTCCAGCAGTGAACAATCAGCCAGTGACGCGGCTTCAATTGCAATTTATGGTCAATTAAGCCAAATCATTTCAACAACATTGCACAATTCAGCAGATGCCCTAGACCAAGCCGAATTTTATTTATCCTTGCGCGCCCAACCATTTCCAATTTTTAGTGACATCACATTTGATTTGACCAATTCAGAAATTGACGATTCTGACCGTGATAATTTATTGGGCGTGTTTATGGGTCAACCTATTGCTTTGTTGAATTTGCCACTAAATATGAATTCAGGGGTTTTTCAGGGATTTGTCGAAGGTTGGTCATTTCAAGCCAGTTACAACCAGGTTTCCGTCAGCCTATTTATGACACCGTTGGCTTATAGCCTTCAGGCAATGCGCTGGTCGGACGTGCCAATAACCGAAAAATGGAACACCGTGTCGCCGACATTGACATGGGAATATGCAACAATAGTCGCTTAACGAAAGGAAACTCAATTGACGAACCCTACCTCAAACTATGGTTTTGTTCTTCCAACGGCCACTGACCTTGTAACGGATTTGCCCGCAGATTTTGAAGTGGCATTGCAAGGCGTTGACACACGGCTGAAAGCACTTCAACCAGGTACAACATTAGGCGACATTGTTTATTCATCAGCAACGGCGAACACAAACACACGTTTAGGCATTGGCACGGCTGGACAGGTTTTAGCCGTTTCAGGTGGCGGTGTGCCAGCGTGGACAACAACGGCAGATGTCACACCACTTACAACTAAAGGTGATTTATTTACTTTCACAACAGTCGATGCGCGTTTAGGCGTTGGCGCAAATAACACAGTCTTGACGGCCGATTCGGCTGAAGCAACAGGAATGAAATGGGCAACACCTTCGGGCGGTATGTCTTGGGTGTCAGTTTTATCCCGTACCTCAATGGGAACAGGCACTTCATACACCGCAAGCGGTTTAAGCGGATACAACCAGCTAATGATTTTTATTGCGCCTTTAAGCAATAACGGCACAACTGGAAAATACACGGTGACATTTAATGCTGATACTGGTACAAATTATTTCTTCTTTGGTGGTGGTGGGCAATCAGGTTTTCCTTCAACTGTAGGTGCAGGAAATAGATTTATGACAGACGGCGCAACTGGTACAACTTCGGTTGATTTTTGTGATGTTCCGCCAGGGTCAAGTTTAGATGTTGCTGGCGCAATACACATTTTAGGCGCAAATACTACTGGAATCAAAACAGGTTATGTGCATTCAGGTATGGAACAAACAACTAATACCACGGCGTCGTTGTATAACAGAAATCTTGGTTTTAGATACATTGGAACAAGCGTGATTTCGTCTGTAACAATTACTGCAACTGCTGGCAACTTTGATGCTGGATTTATTACAATTATAGGAAGTGTGAACTAATGAGCGAAATAATGACAATCACTGATGTTGTAACTGGTGAAACAACTACACGCGAATTAACTGCTGAGGAACTGGCTTGGCGTGCCGCTGAACACGCAACCACCTTGCCAACTGCTGAGCAATTAGAAGCGCAAGCAATAGCAGACGCAGCAAGAAAAGCAGCAGAAGATAAACTTGCTGCACTTGGATTGACTGCTGATGATTTGAAGGCACTTGGGTTGTGACATTTCCATTAGGCACATCAGCAGCGGTCATTGAATTGGCTTTAGCTGAAGTTGGCACGGTTGAAGAAGGCGATAACCTGACCAAATACGGTGAATTTACAAAGGCCAACGGTTTGCCCTGGTGCGGAAGTTTTGTCAATTGGGTTTTTGCAAAATCTGAAGTCAAAATTCCTTCATGCGTTTCAACTGCAATGGGCGCACATAAATTTAAAGAAATCTCACGTTGGTCAAATATGCCGCAATTAGGTTATTTGGCTTTCATGGATTTTCCACATGACGGGGTTGACAAAATTAGTCACATTGGAATTGTTGTCGGCCTTATGCCTAATAATCAAGTTTTGCTTATTGAAGGAAACACATCAGGAACAGGCGACCAAAGAAATGGTGGCATGGTAATGGTGAAGGTTCGCCATTACGGTGAAGGAAAAGAAGTGGTCGGATTTGGGGTTCCAAAATTCGCACCATACAAGGGTGACTTTCCAACGGTCGCCATTCCAACTTCGGGAGTCAAACCAAAGAAGGAGAAAAAATGGACAAAGCCAAAGCCCTAGCAGCATCATGGGGGCGTAGTTTCTTAGCATCATGCATTGCCGTTTACATGGCAGGCATCACCGACCCAAAGGCAATTGCCTACGCAGGCCTTTCATCAGTTTTGCCAGTTGTTTTGCGTTATATCAACCCTAAGGACAAAAGTTTTGGGGTCACTGGGGAATGACACCAAACGAATGGGCGGCCGTTATTGGTTGCGTTCTTGCAATCCTTACGGCCGTTTATTCGGCAATGCGTTTCATGGTCAAATCGGTCATGCGTGAACTTTTGCCAAATGGGGGCAATTCGCTCAAAGACCAGGTCAACAGAATTGAACAAAGGTTGGATTCATTAGTGGACAAATTGCTGGCCGACACGCCCTAGAACACGCGGGAAGGTTGATTTTGTCAGTTGTGTGCTTCACCCTTATCTAAGGCAGTCAGACAGGCGGCCTAGATTCGGGAGAAATCAAAATGGTTCTTGACCTTTTAGACCCACAGACATTGCGGGCATTATTGCTTATTGGCTTGTTGTGCATTATGGCAGCAGCACTGGGATATTCAATGGGATATAAAGAAGGCCACCGTGAAGGTTACGGCCGCGGCAGGGCAGTTAGCCGCCACATTTCATCAGCTAAAAGGGCGGTGAAGTAATGGGGTTCCTTGACAATTATGAAGGTGTTGCCGACCGCATCAAGCGTTTTTGGCTAAGCAATCCGAATGGTTCCATTCAGACCGCAATTGTGGATTTCAATGCTGAAAAAGGTTATGTGTTGGTTCAATGCACAATTTACCGTGATTTGGCAGACCCAAAGCCTGCTGGTGTTGATTACGCTTATGGATACATGGCAGCGTTTAATCCCAACATGCGCCGCTGGTTTTTAGAGGATACATCAACAAGCGCAATTGGCCGCTGCATTGGCTTGGTGCTTGGAGCAGATACCAGGGCAACAAAGGAAAACATGAGCCATGTGGAACGCTTAGACACATCAACGGCCAAAGTTGAAGTTGGTGATGTGTGGGCAACGCATCACATTGAAAATGACATGCCAACATTTGGGTCAGTTGTTGAAAACATTGCTTCACAACTAGGCGGCGAATTGGTTCCTGAGTCACCGCAATGCAGCCACGGACACCGCATTTGGAAAACGGGGGAAGGCAAAAACGGCAAATCATGGGGCGGCTATTTTTGCACTGAACGCACAAAGGCCACACAATGTGCGCCAAATTGGTACATGGTTACATCATCAGGAAAATGGGAGCCACAAGTATGACTAAAAGCAAATTGGTGAAAATCCTGGTAATTATTGAATTGTTTCTTTTCGCCTTATTGATTTGGGTGGCATTCTTATGAGCGAATATATCGAACTAATCAACCCACAAACTATGAAATGCACACTACTCAAAAATGGTGTGGCAGTGGACGTTTATGACGTTATGCAATGCGACAAATGCGCACTGATTCAAAAGTTTGATTCATTTGGCTATCAAAAGGCCGCTGAAGATAATCCCGTTTGGTTTTGTTTCGGGTGTAGGAATCAGCGTTGAAAGTCACGTTAGACCGTGATGAAGCGTTGATGTGCCACATCAGTGCCTGGATTTTAGCTAAGAAGTATTCCTGGACTGGCACTGGTGGGCAACGCACTTACACCAAAGAAAAGACATTGCACGAATCAATTGCCCAAGATGCTGAAGCCATTGGCAGTGAATGGGCAGTGGCCAAATACTTCAATCTTGACTTTGACCCATTTGAAGAAAAGGGTAAAGAAAAGGCTGACGTTGGAAAAGGCATTGAAGTGCGCTGGACTAAATACAGTGAAGGTCAGCTAATTGTTCATGAATATGACCGTTCAACAGATATTGCAGTGCTTGTGACTGGCAATTCATCAACCGCTTACAACATTGTTGGTTGGATTCCAATAGCCATTGCAAAACGCGATAAGTATCGCCATTCAAGCCAACCTAATTGGTGGGTCAGCCAAATCAATCTTCAGCCCATTGAAAACCTTGTGAGGAGTAACTATGGAACAGATGCAATTTGAATGCCGTGCGTGCAAGAAGGTAACAACCCAATTGATTCGAATCATCACAGACAATCTGCCTGACCATGTGAAGGTGCTTGAATGCACCGTTTGTTCCAAAATGGGTGTTGCATTGGTTGATGATGCTAAGCAATAGTTATCCACAGGCTTTATCCACAACCGTTGATAACGGTGGAAACACGCCCAAAGCCACGCTGAAACTTGCGTGGTATTTGACTAGGTCAGTACGATTCTATCGCTTGAAGCGAGCCGCTGATGCGGACTGCTCGCAATGGCGAATAAATCTAGTGGGCAGGTTCTATGTCATTGCGGCATTGCTTTCAATAACAAGCATACACAACGCGAATGCAGCCAATTATTCAATAGACCATTTGAAGTTATATGCACATTCAAGGTTGTTGGATTACAAAGAGTTTCAATGTTTCAATAAGATAATCACTAAGGAATCTCAGTGGTCATATCTTGCACGCAATGGAAGTCATTACGGTCTTGGACAAATGCGTTCAAAGCATTACCGTGACCTTGACCCATTCAGACAGATAGATGCAACCATTAGCTATAATCACAAACGTTATGTGACTCAGTGCAATGCTTGGTCATTTCATTTGAAGCATGGGTATTACTAATGGCCAGTGCATTACGGGACAATGGTTCAACAAACAAATGGAGAAAGATTAGGCAACGCATTCTTGAACGCGACCAATTCACATGTCAGCATTGTGGAATGGAAGGCAACACAGTTGACCACATACTGCCACGCAGTCTTGGGGGTGAAGATAATGAAGGCAACCTTCAATGCCTGTGTTACAGGTGTAATTCATCAAAAGGCGGTGTTAATCGCCAAAATTCCAACAAGGGTGGTTTTTTTAATAGCACGGGGACACCCCTGACCCTTCC